CAGTTTTTCTGCCTCACTCATATCTCCCCCTACGCGGCCCGCTCGTACACCCGCGTCCCAATCTCTGCTATCTGCGGGTCGACATTTTCAAGCGCATTGCACAGCGTGGTCAGCGTCTTGAGCAGGTTGTGCCAGTGAAGGCCCCGGAAGTAGGCGGGGCAAGTGTTCCGGCAGTCCTCAAGGAAGGTCAGCCCGGCCCACATCCCGGCGCCCCATTGCGTCCAGCGGGAAGCGTCGCCGGAAGCCGTCTGAATGTCCCCGACATGCCCGGCAAGGATATGGAACCGGGCATCCAGATCTCGCTTCGCGCCTGCGGAGAGCCTGCGCTTCTGCGTGTCATCCGCGCATCGGTCGATCCAGCGGTTGACCTTCTCGACCTGCCTGCCAAGGTCACCAAGCTGAGGAAGAGTCTCGGGCTTGAGGAGGGATATGGCCACGGTGATCATGGACAGGGCCAGAACACAGCGGGTGTGTTGGACGGCCTCGTGCGGGTACGGGATTACGGGGTTGATGGGTCTTCGCATGTTCTCCTCCAGAAAAGGAAAAGCCCCTTTCGGGGCTATTTCGGTTCGTGCTTGGCTTTGGCGTTCCAAGCGTCTATGGCTTCCTTGAGTGTATCGAAAAGCAGAGTTTTTGCAGGACATCCAACTCTATTACAAGAGACGCGCCACACTTCGGCCATGCCGACAAACGTTTCTATCAATACGCACTCTGTGTATGCGGAATGCCCGCAGAGAGGGCACGGTTTCAAGGCCATGGCTATTCCTTCGGTTCGCGGGGTTCGGGTATGGGGCCAAAATATTCAGTTGCATCTTGTTCAAATGTGCAAAACTTCTTCCCGTTCCAAAACCCTAATTCGTCTTTTTGATAAAAGCAGTATATGACCATCGAAATACGACCGCCCTTTTTTCTGCCAAGATAGCACCCCGGCACCTTCGGCGGCTCGTCCGTCCACTCCAGCGCTCGGGGGATGGAATTCCATTGCCTGATCGCATATTCCGCGTCGACCTTTGGAGCGCAAGGGCCGCACATCCCGCACGCGTGACAGAATCCGTAGGCTCTCGTATCTACTCTCAGGACCACATCGGAAGCCCCACACGCCGGGCACGGTAGCAACGTCAGTCCTTCACACATGCCCCACCTTCCTTCTTTCTCATATCCATCAATCCGGCGATGATGCTGTTGATCTTAAATTCTATGACACGATCAATGTATGAAAGAATCGTATCACTCTCTTTACCCAATCTGGTATCGACAAGTTCTTTGATCTTGACCTCAGCATATTCCTCGATGCTCTTTCTAATTCTCTTTTCAACCTCGGCATCTACCAAAGAAGCAATCCTGTCGTACAGGACCTCTTTGATGGTGCTATAGTGGTTCAGCCCGAATGCGCCACTTTGAATGTACTTTTCAATAGCTTTATTTACGGAGTCGGACAGATCGTTCTTTATCATCCGTTCAACGCGCTTTTCGATACCCTTGGTGAGGAAACTCTTCGCGGCCTTGTCGATGACCAAGGCGTCGATCTCGGCCTTCAAACTGGCATCACTCTCGATGATGTCCTTCACCAGCTTCTCACTCAGATTCAACGTCAACGTACTCATTCACTTCTCCTAGCTCTTTTGGTTGGGGTCATATTTTCTCCACGAAGTAGCCGGATGGTGAAGTCTGCATGGGCAGCTTCGAAACAGGTGTATGGGGATGACAGTCTTTCGCGCCACTGGTCACGTTCTGTTTTTGATATGGTCATTTCATTCTCCCGATGATTTTTCTATTTCGCCAAGAACCCTGTAAGCATTCTTTATCTCTTTTGGTTCCACGAACTCAGGTTTTCCGCCTTCATCATCGGCCCACTTTGCTCCGCAGATATCGCATATCTCCCAGATTAAACCGCCCCGGTGAGTCTCCTCGTGTCTGCATATCTGGCGTTCTGCGAAAGAAAGGAGAGGTTTCAATGCAGAAGAGAGTTGGACTACCTGCGCTCTCGCCTCATCACGCTCTCGCAGGAGTTTGACCTGTATCTCATCGCAGTCGTCAACGTGCCCTGATCCCCCGCAAAAAGGACAATTCAGATGGTCAAACATCTCCACCATCTGCTCTTCACTGGAAGTATGACCGGGGAGGGGAGAGGGGATTTCCCCGCCCCATGCGGCGGCTGCCACTTCTGACATGGTGACGGCGTGTTTCCGTGCTAGTTCTAATTCCCGGCACAGCGCGATCACGGTATCCGGGGTAATGGCCTCGTCCCATGCCTTCCCGTCCGCGCCGTCTCTGTCGGCCTCTGCGATAGCCCGGATGCGGGCGAGTTCTTCGGTGGTGATGTTCATTCTTTCGGCTCCGTCATGCGAAAAAGCTCTTGCATCATGTCGCACCTAATATCCATTTCCTCTTCGCACACTCTCTGCGCTTTTTGTGCTGCAAGGAGGCTCACGGCAATTCTGAGCATCTCCACTAGCCTCGGCACGGCGTTGCACGCGGCGACGATGTAGGCGGCGTTGTCCGGTTCTGTGGACATGTATTTCATCCGGCAGATGATGCGCTCTTCTTTGTCGGTGATGTAGTACTCTTCTTCATCCTCTCCAAAAAAAAGTTTCTTCCTGAGATAATAGGGTGGCATGATCGCCTTGTTGTGCAGCCGTTCTAGTTCGTCAATCCATTCCTGTGCGGTCATCACCCATCATCTCCCTGACTTACAGTCGTCGTATACGTTTTAAAGACTTTAACCTTTTCGATGTGTCCACATTTCGGGCAGGTAAAAATATCGCTTGCAGGAATAACAAAATGGACACTGAGAAGGAGCATAACAACGATAAGCCACAGACTAGCGCGACGGGTAAGGAGAAAACCTAGCCACGCTATTGTGGCCAATGCCGATAAATTCGCAATAATGCAGAAAATGAATCCCATGTTATCTCTCATTCAACACTTTTTCCCAATCTTGTGGGGTAACATCTGAACACCACACCTCTTTCATGGGGCAATTTTCTGTTTCTTCGCCATGTAGCGGGCATCGAGTATAAACCGATGCACTGATTTTGCACATATACGCCAGCGCAATCGCCTTTTTCGAGCACTTCATGATGGATTCAAGAGTGGTTTTGTTCATTGTCCATTTCCTCTTCAACGGTGATACGAGCTCTTTTCAGACGGCACCATCTGCACGAAAATGCGCTTCCAGCGTTTTCGGGAAGAGGACAAGGCTCTTCCAGTGTAAGTTTTGCCGCCACTCTCTCGGCAAACTCGGCGGCGTCGCGGTAGTCTGGCGGGATCACCATCGCCAAATCACGAATGGGGTATCCAGCTTTCTGGCAAATCTCACGAAGCACAGGGCCACATGTCTGCCTGCGCTTCTTGCACCGGAAGCACACGTCCTTCCGAAACTCCAGCCACCTCTTTTCCTTATCCGTCAGCATATTTCACCCCGCGCGTTGTTCATGCAGCCGCGCCCATGCAGCAAGCTTATCGAGTGTTCAGCATATTCAAGGCGTTTTTTAGCAATTTCAAAGAATTTCTGCTCAATTTCGATGCCTACGAAACGCCTGCCTTCTAAAAGAGCGGCTTCACCTATGGCACCGCTTCCCATGAAGGGATCAAGGATAGTCCCTTCGGGGCACTTCTTTATGAGCCGCCGTAGCAACGGAACTGGTTTTTCATTCGGATGCTTCCGACCATTTTTCGCCATACTCTGCACCGGGGGACAGTAGATAACGGAACCTTCATCACGTTTTCCTACGAAGCCCTTCCCAAGGACATAGATCTCTTCAATAGAAGGTTTCCACGGAAGGTCCAGCGCTCCCATTCCGAGAGCTGGACCCTTGTCCCAGATCAAAATATGTCTGGTCCCCTCTGGTGGTATGGCTTTATGAGAACCAAAAACCAGCATGGGAGAGCAAAGATTATGACAAAGCTGTAAAGCCTCATCCCTAACCGCCGTTGTCTCGTCTCCTGCGATCTTCTTCCCTGCAGCCCAAAGCTTTTTTGTCGCATATCCACTTTGATATGCGATTCCATATGGAGGATCTGTAACTACTGCATCTACAGTATCCAGCGTGGGAAGAATAGACCGACAATCGGCACAGTAAATAATCGCATCACCAACAATCGTTTTTTTCAATGGTTACTCCACGCACACCATCCAGACCACCCACACGAAGAAGGCGACCCACACCCACGTGAGCCGCCTTTCCCATTTTGTCATTCAATCTCTTCGCCAGGAAAGAGGATGACACACACGGGGTCGCCGTCTCCGTCCGTCATGAAGCCGATGGAAACCTTAGATACCGTGTTGCCTTCCTCGTCGTCGTGGTGGACGACAGGCGTTTCAGGGGGAAAGGATTCCAGTTCAGAAATCAGTTCGCCAACAGTGTTCATGATGTTCTCCAGTATGATGGTGGGGTATGAAAAGCCCCGCCGGGGGAGGGCGGGGCGTGGGGTGCTATACTTTCTCCGCAATCCTCAGTTTGCTTGCGGGAACCGTCCATT